GCGAGTGACGATGAGCGAAATTCAACGCTCTCTTACTGTAATGGTGTACGGAGAGAGCAAGGTTGGTAAATCAAGTCTTGCTGTCACCGCACCTTACCCACGGCTCATGCTTGATGTTGAAGGCGGTCACAGGTTTTTGCCTATCGTCGTCAAGTACTGGGATCCACTGCGTGAGGAACCACCTATCGCAGATGGCACATGGGACACTGTCGTAGTCACAGTTCGTGATTACGATACTGTTCTAAAGACATACCAATGGCTTCAACTTGGAAAGCATCATTTCAAGAGTCTTATTATTGACTCTGTATCTGAGCTCCAAGTGAAGTGTTTGGAGAACATTGCTGGTGTTAATCAAATGACACAGCAGCAGTGGGGAGAGTTGTTGCGCCACATGGGAGGTCTTTTACGAGATCTTCGTGACCTAACAATGCATCCAACCAATCCGTTAGAAGCGGTAGTTTTAACTGCAATGGCTCGTCTTGACAAGGATGGTCGTTATCGTCCATATCTTCAAGGACAACTTGCAATTCAAGCTCCGTACTTCTACGACATTCTGGGAGCAATTACCGTTGAAGAACGAATGAACCCAGATCCAACTCAACCTCCATTTAAAGTTCGTCGAATGTATGTTGAGCGCACTAATCAACACGAAGCTGGCGAGCGTGTTCAAGGACGCCTCGGCAAAGTCGTAGAACAACAAGACATGTCAATTGAGCGAATGCTCGACATTGTTTTTGGACCAAAACAAGCAGCGGCAGCTG